ACAAGCCCAGAGTTCCAGGCTGTAGATATTCGCCTGGTCTACAACAACGTCAGATCACAGACCCGCAGTGGCCGCACTCAGGTGCGGAATATCGGGGCAGGTTACTGGACGTTTAGCATCCGCTACCCCAGGCTGCGGCAAACTGATTTTGCGCCTATATACGCCTTCCTGGCAGCCACCAGAGGCGGCACAGATTCTTTTAGCATTACCCCACCTTCTGCTATTAGTGACAGCTCTGGAACCGCTACAGGGACGCTCAGCGCCAATGGTGGGCATTCGGCTGGGGATCGGACTATTGCAATGGATGGGATCAGCGGAACCATTAAGGCTGGCGACTTTATCAAATTTGCGAATCACACTAAGGTTTATATGTGCACCGCAGATTTTAGCTCTGGGACTATGACTATTGAGCCTGGGCTTTCTGAGGCTGTGGCAAATGATGAGGTGGTGACGTTTAACAACGTGCCATTTCAGATGCGCCTGGCTAGAGATGTGCAGGAGTTTAGGATTGCTGGCTACGAACAATATGTTATTGAAGTCGATCTGATAGAGGCCGTCTAATGCCTAGAACAGTCAACGCAACAATGCTGGCTGCCCTGGCCAATGACGGTTTCACAATGGTGCATCTTATATACCTGGGTGTTGGATCAGGGCTGCGGGTTACTAATCACGCCTCTGATATCACCTGGAATAGCCAGACCTGGGACGCCTCACCCTACTTACTGGAGGTTGGCACGCCTTCAGAGTCTAGGGATTTACGAGTTAATCAGCTAGGCATTCAGTTCTCTGGCGTTGGCCAGGCATACCAAAGCGTATTTCTGCAGAATGATTGGATGAATAAGCCTGCAACTGTGCGGCTGATGGTATTGGACTCCAACGGCGTTATTACCGGCGCGCCTTTAGTGGTTTTTGATGGCCAAATTAGTAACTGGCAGTTCACCGAATCCAGGAAAAGCTCAAAGGTTATTGTGTCGATCTCTTCCCACTGGGCAGACTTTCAAAAAACCCAGGGCAGACTGACTAATAACAACTCACAGCAGTTTTATTTTGATGGCGATGTTGGGTTTGAATACGCCGCGCACACTGTCCGTGATATCAAATGGGGCCGTAAGTAATGGGCTTATTTTCTAAGATATTCAAGGGCATACAGAACCTGCTTGGCGAGGTTATCGGGTTTCTAACCGGCGTAGACTTTGATGATTTTGATGACGCTGCTGGCGTCCTAGTCAACAAAAGCTCCAATATCGCCAACATTCCGGTTATTTACGGCACCAGGAAGGTAGGCGGCACCAGGGTATTTCTCTCTACGGGGGGCAATGACAACGAATATCTGTATATCGCCCTAGTATTGTGTGAGGGCGAAGTGTCATCTATCGGCAATGTCTATATCAATGATGTGCTGTCTACAGACTCAAAATATAGCGGCCTAGTCAATATTGTTAAATATACGGGATCAGACAGTCAAACCTACAGCACGCTATTGGCGGGTGCTACAGACACCTGGGGAGCAAATCATAGACTGCGAGGCGTGGCGTATTTGGCTGTTAGGCTGAAGTATGACCAAGATGTATTCGGCAGCATCCCTGACATTCAGGCCGAGGTTAACGGTAAAAAGGTATATGACCCCAGAAGCCCCAGTGATCCAGCGGCGTTTTCCACTAACCCAGCGCTGTGCCTACGTGATTACCTGACAAACTCACGATTTGGCAAGGGGCTATCTGCATCACAGATAAATGACACCTCATTTTCTGCAGCAGCAAATGTTTGCGATACATTGGTCACAGAATATACCGGCTCCAGCAACAACGTAAAGCTGCTGGAATGCAACGCAGTCATTGATACCAAGCGCAAGCTGTTTGATAACGTCAAAGTCTTGCTGCAGGGAATGCGCGGCCTCATGCCATTCCAGGACGGACAATATAGCCTGTTAATTGATGCAGCTGCACCGTCTGGCACTCCATTTAGGCTAGATGACAGCAATATCACTTCAGACATTAAGGTGACGGCCAGCGGGAAAAACAAAAAGTACAACAGGGTTAGAGCTAAGTTCATTAACCCAGAGGCCAACTGGCAAGAGGACAGCGTTGATTGGCCGCCAAATCCTGACACTGGCGATACTACCTATACCACATTCCTCGCAGAAGATAATGGCGAGGAGCTAATGCGAGAGGTCAGGCTTTCCACTATTACTAATTACTACTCAGCCAGGGATTTGGCGAGGGTTATTTGTAGGGCGTCCAGGGAGCACCAGCTAACTGTAGAAGTTACAGCAACCTCTGAGGCGCTAGAAATTGCGGTTGGCGATGTTGTCGAGCTAGAGCATGACTCGCTGGGCTGGACAGGCGCAGCTATCCAGGACTTTAGAGTGCTTGCCATGTCGCTTAATGACGATGGCGAGGTGTCATTGACGCTGCAGGAGTACAGCAACGTCTATACCTATGAGGCGGGGCCAGAGGAAGATGACAGCCCCGAATCAACGCTGCCAGATCCCTTTGATGTCGGCGCTCCTAGCGGCCTACTTTTACAGCAGGGCGTTAACGTGGCAGAGGATGGCTCTGCTATCCCGTACTTAGATATTAAGTTTTTTACTTCCCGTGACGCCTTTGTAGTTGACTACATTATCTATATCGAGCCTACAGGGTTGAGCCTAGACCCCTACGAGGTGCGCTTGAGTACGGCGCAAATGAGTAGCGGGGAATTAGCAGGAAGCTCGCGGGTGGCTTATCTAGTAAATCCTGCGCTTGTCACTACATATTATGTGTCCGTTAGGGCGGTAAACGATGCGGGTGTTAGGTCATCTCAGATAGCATCATCAGTAGCCATAACCGGCGACACTACAGCGCCGTCTGCAGTTACGCTATCTACGCCAGTGGGCGGCGTTAAGAGTATCGGCCTAGCGTGGACTAACCCGAATAATGATGATTTTGCGTGGGTACGGATACAGCGCAGAGTGTCGGGTATTGGCAGTTATGTCAGCATAAAAGACGTATTTGGACAGCCAAACGCTGCTGGTGCGTATGTTGATGGCGGCCTGGCAAGCGCCACAACCTATCAATATCGCGCCTATGCTTATGATTGGTCGCGTAACCAGAGCGCGGTTAGCAATGTGGTATCAGCCGCTACTGACAGCGCCCCCCTCGCAATATCTAACCTAGAGCCGCGAGAGGTGCATGGCTATGTGTATTATCAAACGGCTCAGGCAGGCAATCCAGGCCAACCCAGCGCCAGCGACTACGATTATGGAGCTGCGGCAGGCACTAATCCATTCACGGGATTAACAAGCGGCTGGGGCATTAACGCGCCAACACCAAGCACGAACACGGCGAACACTGGGGATCCGTTTTGGGTGTCAAGATTTTACATTACTGAAAACACATATAACGGCACTGTAACGGTTGAGTTTAGTTCAGCATTTCAAAGCACCGTATTTGATGGGCTGGTGACGTTCAAGAATCTGAACACGGAATTAGCAGATTCCGCATCTAGCCTTGTCACGACAATAGACGGCGGGTTAATTAAGACCGGCGTAGTAGATTTAGCCAATCAACATGGCATGGCTGTAAGGCAGGCCAAAACGTCATTTTCTAGCACTACAGCAGGATTCTTTTTAGGTAATGACAGTGGCACAGCTAAGTTCAATATCGGGGATTCAACCAATAACCTTAAATGGGACGGCACTGATCTAACTACCACTGGATTGGTAGTCAAAGATACTGCCGGTGAAGTTCTTTTAGATGCAGGCGGCGCAGGAATAGGGCAAGAGGGCGGCAATATTTTACGCAATGGCGCGTTAAGAGATGCCAGCAAAACAGCAAGCATTTACCTCACTAATACAGCAAACACTCAAATTATAGACGGCTGGGAGACAGCAGACAGCTCTAACGGTGGCGTAAATAACAATACCTCATATTGGGGGACACAGGGCGTATTTCAGTTAAACGATGACCACACTATTAGAACAATGAAGGGAGTGCCGGTTGAGTTTGGCGAAACGCTGTATTTAGCTGTCAACAACTTTACTCCTAGCGGCAGTGATAGGGCATGGTCTATACAAGTGCAGTTTTTGGACTCTAGTAATACATTCGTTAGTCAAGAAGATATCGAATACGATAGCACATTGTGGGGCAATGCTCCGCAGCCTGGCACCAGGAAAGTAAGCCAGGCGGTAATTACAGTGCCGAACACCAGCACCATTAGGACAGCTAGGCTTAGACTAAAGGGCGGTACGGGTACTAACACCTCTGATTATGTAAACATCTGGAATGTGTACCTTGGCAGGTCGCCTAGCCAAATCACTCCGCAAACCGTCAGCACCTACATAGCTAATGCCTCTATTGATACCGCGCAGATTGCTGATCTGTCGGTGGAAACGCTGAAGATAGATGACAATGCAGTAACGCTTGCAGATTTTACTACTACGTTTCCCGTTGGCACGGGCA